GCTACCCTTGCCACTTGAACTCTTAGGGGCTCTTTGCTGAAAGTCTGCCAAGTGAAGGAGAGCAACTACTCGGAGCGGATACCCGCTCACTTTCATAACTCCACTTGGGGCTAATTCCAAGCAATAAACGGAGAGTAAAGCACCAAGATGAACGGGAGATGAACAGAAGGTAAATAACAGATGAACAATAGATGAACAATAGATGAACGCCAAGCACACGCCTAGAACTAGGGCAAAACGGACAAAATGGGATAGATAGGAAATTGAAAATAAGTCAATACCCGACACGCTGGAAATTGAAAGTGTGAGCCAATTCACACTAGAACAGATGTTCTATGACTTACGCCACAGGGGGCTAATGGGGTGGGGGGATAGTCGCTCACTCAGAAAACACACAGATAATTCTCAGATTTAATTATTACAAAATGTTATAGATACCCCTACCCCCCACCTACCCCCACCCCCTACCCCACTCTCAGCCAGCACTCAGGGAACTCTCAGGAATCTCTCAGGAAGATATTTTGAGGGGGTATTGTATAAATGTGCGGTCAGTATAATATTATGTCTCACCCCAAAATTTTCTGTTATAAACCCCCCAATATATATACAAATCGGACATATTACCCCCTAAAATAAAATATATCTAGGAAACCTGTTCGGTTTCCCGATTTGAACAGGTTTTCTATATATGTAATAATAAATATTTATAATATAGGAGCTTGCTCCGCTTGAACTACGCAAGCTCTTATATAATATAATATATATAATATATATATGGGGAAGCTATGCCCGTTTTATGACGGGCGTTATTTCTGTGATTTAACGGGGGACACTGATGGGTAGAAAGCCTGGCAAGGTAGATATACCGATGCATGAGGCTAAGGAGAAAGTTCTCCTGATGCTAGCCCAAGGTAGCACCATAGCCCAGGCAATGGGCTCAGTCAACCGCAATGAGGTAACCTTTAGGCAGTGGTCCATGAAGGATACTGACTTCAAAGACAGGGCCGACAAGGCCCGCCTCGAAGGCAAAGGTATCAAGGCTGACTTTAAGAATCTTAAGGATATTAGCTTTGAGGACTTCTCTCAGCAGTTTCTAGACACCAGCCTCTTTGACCATCATAAGGACTGGATTGACTTGATTGAGGGGCGCGAGCCCCGCTATATGCACCCTGCCATGACATACGAGCCAGGGGCATCTAACCGAGTCCTGATTAACGTACCCCCTGAACATGCTAAGTCTACCGTGGTGACGATTAACTATGTTACCTACCGACTAGCTGTGGACCCGAATGTTAGAATCATTATCGTCTCTAAGACCCAGGGCATGGCCCGCAAGTTTCTCTCGGCGATTAAGACAAGACTCTCACACCCGAATTGGATAAAGCTTCAGACAGCCTTCGGTCCGCAAGGCGGATACAAGGCTGATAGCCAAACCTGGAGTGCTGATATGATTTACCTTGGCACTGGTAGGGACTCTGGTGAGAAGGACCCTACAGTACAAGCCCTTGGTTTTGGTAGTCAAATTTACGGTGCTCGTGCCGACTTGATTATCCTCGACGATGTTGTGATGAACTCCAATTCCCACGAATGGGAGAAGCAAATTGAATGGCTTCAAAAAGAAGTCATCACACGCTTAGGACGACACGGGAAACTACTTATCGTAGGGACCCGTGTTGCTCCAGTAGATTTATATAAAATGATTCGGGACGGTCAACAATGGACAGGTGGTAAATCTCCCTTTACCTACTTTGCCCAGCCAGCCGTACTGGAGTTTGATGAAAACCCGAAGAACTGGAAAACGCTTTGGCCATGGACGGATAGGGCTGAAGGCGATAAAGATGAAGCTAACGCCGAAGGACTTTACCCTAAGTGGGACGGTCCTTCACTTTTTACTCGGCGTAGTGAAGTGGCACCTTCCATCTGGGCGATGGTCTACCAGCAAGAGGATGTCACCGAAGATTCAATATTCTCACCCACAGCAATTGCAGGATGCGTTAATGGTATGCGAAAGCGTGGACCCCTCAAACCAGGAGTCCCAGGACATCCAAAGAACCTAGAGTCTGCTTATACAGTTATAGGCCTAGACCCAGCGATGACTGGCAATACTGCTGCGGTAGCTATTACTTACAACCGTGGCGATAGTATGATTTATGTTTTAGATGCTGTCAATATGACAGAGCCAACCCCTGCGAAGATTCGTGCCCTTATCGAAGATTGGGTACAACGCTATAAGCCACAGGAATTACGAATTGAAATCAACGCACACCAGAAAGCATACGCACTCGATGATGAACTGCGTAACTGGCTTTCGATGTACGGATGCCAACTCAACTCTCACTTCACTGGTAAGAACAAGTGGGACACTTCTTTTGGTGTGGCTTCTATGGCGAGTTTATTTGGCAGTATTAGAGATGGACGATTTCAAGATAACAACTCGATAGAGCTACCTTCTAACGAAGGAAGCGAAGGCCTTAAGGCTTTAGTACAACAGTTGATTACTTGGAAGCCTGAGACTAGAAACCCTACAGACTGTGTAATGGCTCTCTGGTTTGCAGTCATTCGCGTCCGCGAGTTAATGCAACAACACTCACAGTCAGCAAGATGGATGCAAAACCGTTGGGCAACAAGGGCTCAAACGGAGAGAAGATTCTCAATTAACTTAGATGAAGCTGTTGCAGAGCAATGGCAACAGACATACGGATAGGAACTATGGCACTCTCAATTGAACAGATTGCAGCACGAGTTGACTCGTTGCGCTTTCGTAATGCAGATAGGGACGCTCGTAATCAAGACGTCCTTGCCGTCCGCAAAGGTCAGATTGCCAGCGTATATCCTGACTTCTTTCCAGATGGGGTAGATGCAAATGTCGTTGCGAATTTTATTGATATTGTTGCTAGAGACTTATCTGAAGTCATGGCGCCTCTGCCTGCGGTCAACTGCTCCGCGGCGAATTCGGTTTCAGACAGGGCTCGCAGCTTTGCTGACAAGCGTACTCGTATTGCGAGCAATTACTTTGCCCATTCGGATATGGCTGTGCAGATGTACTCGGGAGCGGACTGGTATATAACCTACGGCTTCCTGCCATTTGTAATTGAATTAGATTCAGAAGCTAAGCTACCTCGTATTCGTTTAGAGAATCCAGTTGGTGCATATCCAGAGTTTGATAGATATGGACGATGCGTAGCATTTGCTAAGCGTTACTCTATGACTCTTGGTGAGCTTGTTGCACAATTCCCTGAGTATGAGCGTGCGCTCCTTGGTGGACTTGGATACAAGCAAGAGTTAAACTCTCTTATCGAAATGGTTCGTTACTATGATAAAGACCAATCGGTAATCTATCTACCAGATAAAAACAATCTTGTATTATCTCAAGCTAAGAATCCTCTTGGCAAGATGATGATTGTTGTAGCCCGCAAACCATCTATTGATGGTGAACTGCGTGGACAGTTTGATGACATATTAGGTATTCAGTTGCTCCGCAACCGCTTTGCTCTTCTTGCTATGGAAGCAGCAGAGAAATCAGTACAAGCTCCTATCGTACTTCCACAAGATGTACAAGAGCTACAGCTTGGTGGCGATGCGGTTATCCGTACATCAAATCCAGCTGGTGTACGACGCGTAGAGCTTACACTTCCACAAGGCGCATTTACTGAGCAGACTCTGCTTAATCAAGAATTGCGTGTTGGAGCACGTTACCCTGAGGGACGTACAGGTAACATTAATGCATCGGTTGTCACGGGTCAGGGCGTACAGGCTCTCATGGGTGCATTCGATACTCAGGTCAAATCTGCACAGGCAATCTTCGCCAGCGCCCTCCGTGACGTCATTCAAGTTTGCTTCCAGGTTGATGAACTTATCTTCCCAGAAGAGAAGACAATTCGCGGTGTAGATGCTGGTGCTCCTTACGAGATTAGTTATAACCCTAAGAAGGACATCAAGGGTGATTACTCTGCTGATGTACGCTACGGTATGCTTGCTGGTCTTAACCCAGCACAAGGTTTGATATTCATGCTACAGGCACTTGGTGGTAAATTAATCTCCAAGGATATGGCAATGCGTGAGCTACCATTTACAGTTAACGTAAGTCAAGAAGTTGAGAAGATTGAAATTGAAGATATGCGTACAGCTCTTCTTGCTTCGCTTCAAGCATACACCCAAGCAATCCCACAGATTGCTGCAGGCGGTGGAGATGCAAGTCAGATAGTATCTAAGATTGCACAGGTAATTAGAGCTCGCCAAAAAGGACAAGCGATAGAGGATGCGATTGAAGAAATCTTCGCACCTGTCGAACAGGTTCCTCCTGCTGGTGCCCCGATGGTTGAGCAACCGTCCCCTGCTCCCGCTGGCGCTCCAGTAGGAGGCGCTCTTGCTGAAGAACAAGTACCAGTTCCTACAGTAGAGCAAGGCCGTCCAGATGTCATGAGTCTTCTTTCAAGCCTTACAGGAGCTGGAGAAGCTAACGCAAGTGTAAGAACTATTCGCCGACGATAATCTAGGAGGGGACAATGACAACGATTATTGGAGTCGAATACAAAGACAAGTCTGTCATTGTTGCTGACAGTCGCATCACAGATGATAATGGCAAAGCTTACTCACATCCATTTATGCGTAAGATATCATCACGCGGTGCGTTACTAATAGCAGGAGCAGGAGAAGTATCACCCTGCGACATTGCTCAGAACATTTGGATTCCACCAGTATTCTCAGCGAAAGACAAGAAAGATGCCTATCGCTATATGATAGTCAAGGCTATGCCTTCTCTTCGTAAGTGTCTTACAGAGAATGGTTATAACTTTGATGAACCTCATGATAAGAATAAAGATGGATTAAGATTTCAATTTCTCATCGCAGTAGGTGGTGAGCTATTTGATGTTGACCAAGACTTGGCGGTAATGAAAAGTGAAGAAGGATTCTACGCAATCGGAAGCGGTGGCAGTTACGCTCTTGGAGCGCTTTACGCGGGTAGCGATGTCGTCGGTGCAATGGAAGTGGCTGCACGAATTAGTGTATACACAGCACCACCGTACCAAGTAGAAGAGCAACTCAAATGAGTAAGTTTAGTCAAGCCATTGAAAAGGCTATGAGAGTACTTGCTGAAGAGTTAGAAGATTCAGAAAGCCAGATATGTACTGGCTGGGTATTAGTAAGTGAGTGGAGTGACTACGAAGGCACACGCTATCTTATGACAGATGTAAGTGAAAACATGAATCCTTGGTTAGCCAAGGGTATGCTGCTATCAGCAGAAGAATATTCTTATGTTCCTGAGGAGGATACAAATGGCCGTTGAGAATCGTGGTGGCCCGCGCCCTACAGCGCCTCAGTATAATCCAGCTAATGTTAATGGACTTGGTGGAAATGGACAAAGTGGTATGAATACTGACTATTCAGGCTTTACCTATGGAATGAATAAGGCTGTTAATGAACAGCGTGCCGCTGCTCCTATCAAACCAACTGCTCCTACAGGACAAATGGGTATCGCTAGAGAGCTTGTACAAGAGCCTTTAATTCCATTAGATGCACCAACTCAGCGCCCTGATGAACCAATTACTTATGGTGTAGATGCAGGCCCAGGTCCTGGTACTGAAGTATTAAACCTACCACAAGGCGTTGGTATGGGACAAGATGTAGATAGCGGTATTCAAGCTATTCGTGCCATGTATATCCGCGACCCACGTAACCAGGATTTGCGTCGCATCCTAGAATTGGTAGACCAGCAGATAGGTAACATGTGAGTAAGCCAGCAGTAAAAAAGAATCCAGATGGTACCTGGACAATCACTGGCGTACAAGAGAATAGGCTTACGCAAAATCAAGCTGACTATCAACAGTTAGTTAAAGCTTCTGAGCTGCTTACTGGCGAAGAAGGTGAGAGAGCTCGTGGTTTAATTGTCCAGAATCCTACCCTTTCTGGTGGATTACTTGCTAGCTTGGCTTCATATGGCGCAGTTCCTAACAATAATCTTGTTAAGACACTTGCTGACATTGATGCACAAACTCGCGCCCAGCGAGAACTAGATGCTTTTGCTGAAGCACAACGTATTTCTAATGAAAAGTTTAATAGTAAGTTCCGTGGTAAGCTATGGTCAACTCTAAAAGGTCTTGTTCGTGGCGTTGCTATTATAAGCGAAACCCCAGGAGAAGCAATACAAGCCTCTGCTCGTACCTTAAAAGAAGATATTGATGCAGCAGTACGTGGGGATATTAATTTCTGGACTCGTCAACCTACTGACCCGACTAAAACTCGTGAAGATTTAGGACTATCTAGCGGTCCAGGTTCTATTTTAAATCAATTAAAGCTTACTCAGGTTGCTAAACAGCTTGTTGCTGAGAAAAAAATAGATTTAGGTGCAGGATTTTTCCCATCTGAAGAGTCGGGTGCAGGTTTTGCAGCGCGTAAAGCGCAAATGGATATAGCTGCAGTCAATGTTAAGGTAGGCAATAGGACTTATCAGCGTCCATTCTACCTAGCTGACCCAGTAGTTAATGCTATTACCTTTGGTAATGCTGATACTAGCTATGGTAACGTAATGGTTGCTCTAGGAAACCTGGCTTTTGCTATCAAGACTGACACTTTTATTGTATATAATAGAATAAAAAGAGCAGCAAACGAAGCAGAGCGTGTAGCTAGGACATCAACTGGTGTAAAAGCTGCTAAAGCTTACCAGCAAAAAGCCATTCTTGATGCAGAGATTGATGAGCTTACAGCTAGAATCAACCAATCATCCAGAGAATTAGATAATTTAGTAGGACCCGAAAGAGCTGCTAAGCAAGATGAGTTTGTTGCTGCTCTGAATGAGAGAGTTCAAAAGTCAGACGAGTATGATAACATCGTCTATGACCCTGAAGCGGTAGCTGGATTCTTAAGTAGCTCTGCGGCAGCCCCTGCGATTGATGCTCTTTCTGAGATTACAGACTGGAAAGAAATCTGGCGTTTAGGTAAGTCAGCAGGTGGACGTAGTGGCTTTAATGTTGAGCAAGCAAAGGCTATTGCTGCTGCATCTAACCGTGAAGAAGTATTAAGCGCCTTAGCTCCTTTTATTGCCAAGGGAACAGTAGCTGCTGGTGTACTTGATAGAGGCACAGCAACAGGAAAAGCTGTTGGAGAAATGCTTAGTTCCAGAATTGTTCCTGGTCAGGTAGCTCAGATTGTTGATTCAATCAAAGGCCTTGGAGCTCGCGGCTTTCGCAAGATGCCATTCTATAATAAAGTTGTAAGTGCTTACAATAAAGGTTTAACAGTTGTACCTAGAGGTAAGGCTATTCATGCCTCTGATAAAGATGGATTGATTGACGCAATTTACTCTTATGGTCGTATTACAAATGTATCTGCTGCTAAGTTAGATGAGCTAGCTGACATTGTAGCCCTAACAGATGATGCTTCTGAGGCAGGTTATACTGCTTCTGCTAGACTCTTTGATGAGATATTAGCTGCTAATATAGATAAGAAGTATATCAATCCAGAGCTACTCAAAGAAGTAACCCGTATATTTAGAAGCGGTAAAGACCAGATGTCAACCTATTGGTCAGCTCGCCACGCAGCTGGAGCAAAAATAGATTACGTACTTTCTGGAAATAAGAAAGTAACTATTACTGGTCCGCACCTAGACTCTGAATATCTTAATTCAGTAGTATATTTGCCTGATGCTCGTGAGTTATTAGATGTAATTTCTTCTGTAAATAAGTTCGGAAAAGTCACAGAAAACACCAAAGAGTTAACAGACTTTTTAACTAATACTGTTTGGAAGCGTATCGTACTTGTCCGCCCAGCATATATTATGCGTAACATTGCTGAGGAACAGATTCGTGTTTTAGGTACAGGGCATATATCATTCTTTAACAACCCACTTATGGCTATGGGTATGTGGTTAGGTAGAGACGGTGGTTCCTCTTGGCGTGCTGTATTAAATAAGTTTGACCCATTTAAGAATACAGTAACAGATGAAAGCTTTAAACTAGGTTCTGCTAAGGATGAATTCGTAGCAGAAGTTGCTGCTCACGACGCAACTGAATCATATATTAAGTTTATGACTGCTGGAGTAAGTGGCATAGATAATGACGCTCGTAGCGTTATGTCATTTGCTGGATTCCAGCCTAGAGCATTTGGACATCCCCGTTGGTGGGAAGGTCTTGCTAATGAAATTCGCATTCTTAGCAACTCTATTGCAGGTAGAGCAGTAGCTCGTACTGGTCCTACTTTAGATAATCAGATGGCTACGGTAGATTACCTACTTGCTGGTGCTGGTAAAGATGAGTGGACTCAGTTTGCTAAACTTCAGAAGCCTGAGATTCGTGACTGGTTACTTAGCCCAGAAGGTGCTACGACCTATCTGTTTACTGGTGTAGACGAAAGTGGTAAAGCAGTATCCCTTCTTGCACGTATCGAAGAAGCTGCAGGTATGGGCGGCGAAGCTTCTCAAGCAATTAAGAATCTAATTGCCTTTGGTAGAATCGATAAACCAGGATTTAAGATTGAAGTACCTAAGGGTAGGCAGTCTGCAGAGAATTCAATTCGTAATGCTGCTGAAGTATCAGCAGGTAGAAAAGCTCTTAAAGACGCTAATGAAGAGTTTGCGAATGTATTAAAGCAATCCTTTGATGGTAAGGGCAATTGGGACGGATTGCTTATGAATGTTCCTGAAGCTAAGTTTGAGAGCACAGGTAAAATTGGCACTGAGTTTACTCGTTTATCTGAGTGGTTCTTTAAAAAAGCTGTTAAGCTTGAGAAGACATCGACGATGGGTCCAGAGTGGCGTCAATCGTATTGGGATGCTATCTATGATATCTCTGGTGCGTTAGATGCTGAAGCTGTTGCAAAGCTAGGTAGTGTTGCTAAGAAGTCTCTGACTCCACTAACAACCTTTAAGGGACAGCCAATAGGCAAAGAGCACGCAGTATGGAAAGCATTTAAGACTGCAGAAGAATCTGCCGCAAAAGTGTCAAGAGAAGAACTAGCTGAAGCTCAATCATATGTCAATAGATTCCCTAATTTGCAGGAATATAAAGACGGTGGCAGTGGTGGAATTGTTGGAACTAGAAGCGTCGTTGGTTTCGTAAAAACTTCTGCCTTAAAAGACATGTCTGGAAATATTGCTGGGAACAAAGAAGCAATAGAGTTCTATCGCAAATCCTTGCGCGAGGGTAAAGGCTTTAGTAAACAATTTCGTGATGAAACATACAATGAACCAATTATGGTTGTCTATGACAATGAAACAGGATTAGCATATATTGGAGAAGGTAATCACAGGCTTCAGGCAGCGCTTGCCGAAGGTATAGGTTATGTACCAGTAAGAGTAGTTAAAGGTAACAAAAAAGAAATGGTTACCGATTTAGAAGCTGGAAGATTTCCAAAGCAAATTAAGAATAATAAGAAACCACAATTCCCAGAAACTTATGGGCCGAACGCTGGTAAAGTACGTGATGAAAATTATGTTCCACCAGAAATGCACCCAAGCTATGTGTTTGATAAAGAATATACTTTAACTGAAAGCGTTGAAGCTGCTAAAAAGTTTGGCAATATCACCGCAGCTGAAGCCCATGAGTATGCTTCCTTTGTAGCTAGCAAGCGTGTTGCAGATTTATTCTATGATGCTTCTCGTAAACGTTTAATATTCCATCAGCTACGTTTGATTGCACCATTCGGTGCAGCTTGGGAAGATACTATCCGTAAGTGGGGCCAGATTGCTCTGGACAACCCAATGGAAGTATACAAGATTCAAAAGAGTTTACAATGGCTTACAAAGCCAGAGTCATCAGCACTGTATTCTTTAACAGATGCTAAAGACTACTATGACCCTAACCAAGGTTTCTTCTTTAATGACCCATTAGATGGGCAACGCAAGTTCTTTATTCCGTTCCTAGGCACTGGTCTTAACTTCCTATCAAACCTAAGGACTGGCCAAGGGTTAAGCAAGCAAGGCCCTTATGCTATTGCTGCTACACCACAATCATTGAACTTCGCATTTGCATCAGGTAGCATCATGCCAGGTTTTGGCCCAGGGCTACAGATGGCGGTAATAGCATTAGATGAATTGGGTGTTAACCCAATCAACATTGCGCCGATTGGTATGCGAGACAGTATAAATAAAATAATTTTTCCATTCGGTGAGCCTGACTTAAAACAAGGCGTACTTGAAGGATTCCTTCCTGGTAACTGGCGTAGACTATTAGCTTTTTTCCCTGGACAAGAAGAATCATATGCAGCTGCTTTTGCTCCTGTCATGAACTATCTAGCTAGCGGTGGAAACTATGACTTAAATGACATAGAAGACCAAGCTCAGTTAATGAGGGATACTGACAAGTTTGCTAAATGGTTTACAGTATTCCGCGGTTTATTTGGATTAGTTTCTCCTTTCCCGCTACAACCACAGGGATTAAGCACTCTTGATGATGGAAATGTTGTACTATCTACCGCTTTGTATAATGACTTCAAGCAGTTAGAAGTAGCAGCTGGTGGTAATTACAATAAGGCTTATGCTGACTTCTTAGACTTATACGGCCCAGAGGCTATATTTGCTATCATCAATACGTCTTCAGGCGCTCCTACTAACCTGATGACATACGAGTTAATTCAACGAGAGCCAGAAGTTGTGGACTTATATCCTGACACTTATGGATATGCATACCCTGCTGGTGGATTCTCTACAGAGTTATACCGTTGGCAGCGCCGTGCTGGAGAGAAACAAAAGTTTACTTCTCAGGAACTGGTACAAAGAGCTACAAGTTTACGCTTCTATGCAGCCGATGATAGGCTAATGGCTCGTCTAATATCTGGCGACTTTAGTGAGGAAGAGTACGAAGAAGCCCGCAAGAACCTTCGTGATACCTACATTAAAGCAGGCCTTAGTATAGAGACTGACCCATACAAGAAAGCTCGTACCAAAGAACAGCTTCGTAGAATGGCAACAGATATACGCTTTGAGGATTCAGACGCTGTAGCAGGACTTCGTGACTATCTATATCTAAGGGATAAAGCCTTAGAGGCAGCTAACATAGATAACGATAGCCTTGCTAAAGTAGGTGCACTACCTCAGCGTGAATGGTTAGCAGGACAAGTTAAACAAATTCTACAAAGAAATCCAGAGTTCTATAAATTTTATTACAGGTTCTTTAAAGAGGAGTTAGAAGGATAATGAGTATTACAACCCCAAAGCCAAACGCCTCTCCAGCTCCTTCCCCAAAACCTTCTGGCAACCTTGGCCCATCTGCTGAAGCTGAGAAAGCTGCAGCTGGTGCACCGCAAGGTGACGCAGGAGTAAAAGCACCAATAGGTTTAACTGGTGTTCCTAAGGGAACTCAAATAGTAATAGGACAAGAACCAAAATTAGGCCCTAAAGGTAGGCCTACTGGAAGAACTAAGCCAAGCTACGGTGTAACTCAGTATGTTCCAGGCGATGGTGCTAGGATATTTGGAACATTAACCAATGAGCAGAAGGTTGAACTCCTAGCAAAACTTGCTCAGATACCTGGTTTGTATAATCGCAAGGAAGCGCCAACCCAAGACTATCTTTTAAGATTAGTTTCTGCTGGCGGAAACATAGCCGTCAGAGAAGAAGATATGGACGCGCTAGAAAATGTCATGCGCTATGCTGACACTACTGGTGATAGCTATGGCACTGCTGTAGATAAGTTAGTTGCTAACCCAACCGTAGCTCAAGGATTCTTTGACTTAGCTGGCACCAAGACTGGTGCTGCTCGTAAGATTGCTTTAACTCCAGCTGATGCTTTGGTAGTAGAACTACAACAGTCTCTTCTTGATTATCTAGATGTTAAGGCTAGCAAGAAAGAAGCTCAAGACTACGCTAAGAAAATTAATGAGCTAGAGAAGAAGCGTGGGGGAGCTTTGACCCAACTAGAGCGCCAACAGCTGCTTCTTGATACAGTTCAGGACAAAGCAAAAGAAGTATTCAAAGATGGCGTTGACGAAGCAGATAGTTTACTGATGCGTAAGGGCGCCCTTGGTGGTACCTACAATGCTCTGCGTGAAGAGTACAAAGACTATGGTATTCCTATTGATGATAAGTCTTTATATAAACTAGCTATCAATTCAATACGCAGTAAGCAAGCGCTAGAAAATAACCTTAGTAAGATTAGGCTTCAGGCAGAAGTTGCTATGCCTGCCCTCAAAGATTATATCCAGCAGGGCCTTAGCCCTAAAGAGGCACTAGGAACCTACCTAGCTGCTTACTCTAAATTTACGGGAATCCCTCAGAACCAAGTAGACTTGACAAGACTTGCTCCAGTATATTCAGGAGATAAGGTTATGCCATTTAATGACTGGGAAAAATATTTATATACTCTTCCTGAAGCCAAGAATTCACCAGTAGTAAGAGAGCAGCAGTTAAGTGATGCTAGAGCTCTTATTAGAAACTTTATCGGATAGGTAGGATATGGCCAGAAAATTTAAAACAGATGCTCAAAAAGATGCTGAGCTGGGCATATTACGAGGCAGAACAGACTCTGCTGCTTCTAGAACTGAATCTGGTATTATAACTGCTGTTCAAAAAGCACAACAAATTGAACTTGACAGAGCCCTTGAGGGGTATGACCCTAGTAAGGTAGTCGACCCTGCAAAGGCAGCCATCGCTGCGGAGACTACTAAATTAAAAACATCTGTTGATGAAGCTATTACTAAAGAAGAAGAAGAATTAGCTAAGATTATAGCACAGGCTGAAGCTGATATTGCAGAAGCGGAAAGATTAGCAGAAGAAGCTAAACGTTTCGCAGCTGAAGGTGAAGCAGCTGAAGCCGAAGGCGATAAGATTATAACTGATGCTGTTGCATCTGGTCAGTTTAACTACATGCAATTACCTCCTGTATTTAAAGGAGTCGTTAATGAACAACCACAATATGCGACTGTCTCTGACGCAGGACTAGCAGCCGCTGCTGCGGCTTTAGGCGCTGTTGGGGTAGAGGGTCTTGTAGAAGTAATGGCTGAGATTCGTAGGTTATACCCTGGTATAGCCTCAGAGGATGCGCTAAACCTTCTTAAGTTTGACAAGCGTTTTAATTCTGCATACCTCAATCGTTTTGCTGGAAACAAAAAACTTCAAGACGCAGGCTTTGCAATGCTAGATGATAAAACATATCTTGCTACCGAAGCAGCTTTTAGTAAAATCTTTAATGCTTATGGCTTGAAACAGTTTGCTAACCGCGACAGATATAGTAATCTAATTGGTAATATGATATCAGCCGATGAGCTAGCAGGACGTGTGTCTGCTGGATATGATAGAATTGTTAAGGGTGCTGCAGTAACCAAAGATGCTTTAAACAAACTATTCCCTGAGCTAAATGATACAGATATCTTAGCCTATGTCATTGACCCTGTTAATCAACTACCAGCTATTCAGCGCAAGATTCAAGCTGCTGAAATTGGTGGAGCAGCTCTTGCTCAGAACCTAAGTATTGGACTAACACAAGGCCCAACTGATGCATCTGGATATACAAACGTCAGCCGTCAGGGACTTGGTATTGAACAACTACAAGCTCAAGGTATCGACTTAGAATCAGCTCGCACTGGATATGCTAAGGTAGCTGGCGTATTGCCAACTGCAGAGAAATTAAGTTCAATTTACGGTAAGAGCCTACAGCAGTACGGACGTAAGCAAGCTGAACAAGAAGCATTCTTGAATTTAGCAGAAGCTAAAGCTGCCCGTGAGAAACTATCTGCTAGAGAAATCGCAGAGTTTTCTGGTGAAGCTGGAATGCTTAAGTCACAACGCCGAGCAACAGGCGGCTTAGTATAGAATCCTGACATGGACCCATCGGCCCCATGCAGCGTATTAGACCGATAGCAAGAGCCAACCCATTACCCCGAATGGACTTGAGGCTTGCGACTAACAACGAATAGAAGGGTGGTTGCTATGAGCAACAACTACTGGGATGAAGAAGACGACGACCTAGATACAGAATCACAGTCGTTTGGTGCAAGTGAGAGTGACTTACTAAAGAAACTCCGCAAGGCTAAACGCTCTGATGAGAAGCGTATCAAGGAACTGACTGAGCAACTTGAGGGTTTATCCAAGGTGCAGCGTGAGCGAGTTGTCAAAGAAGTCCTAGAAAAAAAGGGTGTTAATCTAAAGGCCGCACGCCTTGTATTAAAAGACCTGGATGATGTTAACGAGGAGTCAGTTTCTAATTGGCTCGATGATAACGCAGACTTGTTTGGAATCAAGGTAGCGGAACAAGAAGCACCAGTAAATCAACAGGAGATTGCTCGGCTTCGCCAGCAAGATATCCTGACACAAGGTGCTCTAACACCTGACAGAGGACTAGATGTAGAACAGCGTATGAACCAAGCTGGTTCAGCCGAAGAGCTACTGTCTATCCTTCAGTCACAACAATAATCCGTTCATAGTCAAGGAGACTAAAAACTAATGTCACAATATACATCAACCGCGAGTACATCTCTCGGTGGTACAGTTGGTGGCGCAGGTCTCGTACAGAAGGCGTATGACCGTCTTCTCGAGTTCGCTCTCCGTTCAGAACCACTACTTCGTTCTGTCGCAGATAAGCGTCCTGCCCGTCAAGCAATCCCAGGTTCAACCGTAGTGCTACAGCGCTATGTTGATTTGGATGCAAAAACTTCAACACTAACAGAGACAACTGACCCAGATGCAGTTGCTCTAACAACTCCGACATCAGTAACCATTACTCTTAACGAGTACGGTAATGCTGTCCTAGTAACCCGTGCTCTTGAGCTATTCTCACTAGCAGACGTAGACCCAGCTATTGCAAACATCATTGCATACAACCTTGCTGATTCTATCGACCAGGTTGTTTCAACAACTCTAACTGGCGGAACTAACGTAATCTACAGCGGAAGCACTGCTACAAGCACTGCAACAATCTCTGCTGCAGCAACAATTGATTCAGCAGACATCCGTAAGGCTGTTG